AATGCATTTCACCATCAACAATACAAGCGTGAGGGTATTGGTAATTAAAAATAAGAAGGTCATTGATGATTGATATGGACCCACCACTTTGCATTGTAATAGAATTTTCATCCCAATTGTAATCAACTTTACCAGCAACTGAACTTAATTGCCGACCGATTAGAGAACCAACCAAATCATCCCATACAGTTGCATCACCTTTATACACCATTGTTCCATCTGATTCAATCTCTGTATAATCGCCATTTGAAATGTCTCCAGCCTTTAGTGTATCAAATTCTGGATTTACAGGATCTCCACTCCCACTGCCATTTCCACTATTCCCGATAAAAGTTTTTTTTCCTATATTTCCTAAACTCATGTATAAACCACAATCTTCCCATCATTATTCTTTGGCATTATGTAGTAATCAGACGATACTGAGTTTGATGGAGAAAACCCATCTTCAACGGTAACTGATCCATCTACATCAACTGCTGGTGGGGAATCGCCAGTAGGCACAAAATAAACTTTATATGAAGTTGGCTCATCTTCTTCTTTTTTTTCAAAAATAACCTGACCAGTGTATGTGACGTTCGTCAATACCTTGGTCCAAACATCTTTTGTTGGTGTTAATGGTGTTATAGCCATAATTTATACAATCGTTGCAAATGGATTTACTCTCTGAATTTTTTGAACAGTTGGAGCATCACTGTCTTTTTCAACTATCATTCTTCCAACTAAAACAGCCCCTTCTTTTATTGCATCTGGCAAATCTGTTAGCATGTCAGAATCTTTTGCAAGAGCTAAAGAAGCAAAATTAGATGAAAGTATATTGAAAATAAGTAAATTAGTATCGTCAATCACACGATAAATGTAATTTATTACAAACTCACCTGCTCCAAGAGACTGGAGACCAGTTCCAGCACCCTGGTATTGGGTATTATTTATTTGATTGCTTTGTGTTTTTTGCCATGTTGATGTTGCATCTCTATACCATAGCCACATATCATTCTCTGCAGTTTCAGTATCCACAGGCAAACATTCTATAGTTTCAACTCCATTACTGACCGTCAATGCTCCTAACTCAACATATCTCTGAGCACCTTCAGTAAGAGTGAAATTTGTAGTTATATCGAATTCTTTTCTATAATATTGATTGAGAAGAAGTTTTTCAGGCAAACCGTCACCAGCAGTTCCCATTGGAATGACATTTAATTCTGAATTAAAATATAAAACAGCGCACACGGGAATTATTGAACTGTAGTTAAAGCTTGATTGACTGGTATAGAGAGTATATGCAGGGGTTCCAGAAGCATAATCAATACCGATATAATTAACTTCATTTTCTACTAACGTAAAGTTTGCGGTTGCAATATTATAACTAGAAAATATTCCAGTGAATGTTGCTGTGCTCCATAAATAAGCCGTACAAGCTGGCATTACATACAATCCACCAACCAAAATTTTTGGAAGAGTTGGAAATGTTCCATAAATTCCAGCGTTTTTAGCTGCATCCATATATCCTGTTGATGCTGATTTTACATATACAAAAGAATCAAGACTCTTTGCCGATATATTTATTTCTTTTGCATCGGTGTTTTTTATGAGTGCTTCGGGTAAATCTAAAGCTTCTCCAATATCAGCGTTTGCCAAGGCCCACTCTTGTAATACATCATTCACCTCATCAAGATCGTTTACACCAACCATGACATCATAATAGGTTCCATCATGTAAAACTTCACAATATCTTAAATTTCTATAAGTTGCCATTTTTATACCTTTATTACATTAATTTAACTGCTTTATTTAATCCAGACATAGCTTCATCAACCATATTATCTGTTTCTTCTTCTGTAAATCCACCGAATCCAGCTTCCTCATCTTCATCCCCTTCCATTCCTTCTTGTTGTTGTTGTTCCATTTCTGCAGATTGTTTATTTTGCATCCATGCAGCATTTAGTATTACTTCTCCAAGTCCATCTGGAAGAGGTGGAAGATCAACTTCTGCCCTTACTTCATCGACAGTTTTTATTGTTTCTACATCTTTTTTTCTTAAATCTGCCTCAAAGCCTTTATCTTCTGTAGACAATCCATTAAATCTAAAAACAAAATCTTTAGCAAATGGAAAACCTGAAGCTTGACGCCATTTATTTGCAATATATGCAAATCCACCAAGAATTTCTCTGGTCCCTCGGTTTTTTGAAAACAACTGTTTTGCATCTTGATTTTCAGACATTACATTTTGAGCTTGATTAAGTCGGAGTCCGGCTTCAGCAGGATCAGCACCCATTTCAGAGCAAATAAGAGCACCAGCAAACTCCATGTACTTTTGGTACTCCATATCTCTGTTGTTTGGCAATAAATTTAGAATTTTTGCGTCTGAATTAAGTAGAGGAATATTCCATTGACCATCAACAGACTCAAAGTTTGCTGCCCATTCGTCTTGAGCATCTTCGAGTTGTTCTTGGGTGTAATTTGAATCTTTTCCCATGGCAACTGCTATTTTTGGTATTGCACCACGGGAAAGGCCGTTAGAATTAAATGTTATTGAGTTTATGAATGCTGTTATAGCTACATTTGCTTTTTCTGTAACAGACATCCCCTGCCTGAAATATCTAATATCATTTAGCTCGTTAGCAAGATCATATATGAGGTCATCTTCTCTAAATGCTGCAGCGATACCACCACCAGAAGTTCCATATAAAAGTTCTTGTACAAACGCAATTTCTTCTACAGGTGGAATCTGTTCAATTCTTGCTTTTTCAATTTCTTCAGATAATTTATTATATCTTATAAAGCCAATTCTTCCTATTTGTGATGTTGATCCATAAAATCCACCAGGAAGAACAGGAATTATCGTTGCACCATCAAGTACCCACCGTGCAACCGCCTGTCCTTTATTGTCTCTTTCAATTTCCCAACATATTTTATCAATTAAAAGTCTGTCCCTTACATATTTTGTTATAGTTGATTTAAAATCGTCTGGCTTTAAGTAAATATTTTCATAATCATTTCTTCTTCCAGTATTGAAAAAATCTTCAAGAAATTTCTTTTGTTTTTCTTGTTCCGGTGTTATTTTTGCTTTATCATCTCTTAATGAGAATTCCCATCCTGGAACGTCTTTATTGTGAGATATTTTGGAATATTCAATTGCTTGCTGTATTCTAAGAGTAACTATCGCACCAACAATTCCATTTCTTTTTTCACATAATCTTAACAGCCTGTCTGGAATTTTATCTTTTTGATATATAACATTATTAAAAGATGTATTATTAAGCCAGTCATACTTCATCCCTTTTGGGACTGACTTTAAAACTCGTTTGTCTAATTGCTTAACAGCACTCTTCGCCTCTTTCAAGGCTTTTTGCCAATCAAGAGGAGAAGAAACACCGTTATTTTTTAGAGGATTATTCTGTGGTTTTTTGTTGTTCTTTTTCTTTGCCATCTTCTACCGGAATATTATTCTCATCTGTATTTTCTTCAGAATTTTGAGCTGTCTCATCGGTAGAAGACTTTTGCCCTTCATTACCTTCTTCTTTATCTTCAATTGGTTCAATAACAGAAGAAAGCTTTTTAATTTCAACATCAACCCGTCCTTTCGGAATGGGCAATATTGTGTTATTATCATCAATATACACTAAATCGTCAAGTTTATTTTGAGTCACACACAAAATATTCCACATTATTACGAGAGTTTTTGCAGTTTGCAAATCAGTTACAACATTCATAATATCAGTAGCCAAATGAAAAGCTTCTTTAAATGAAAATTTGCTTAAATCAATACTCTTTGCTTTTGCTTTTGCTTTTGCCATTATTTTTTATATTCTCCTTTATTTTAATATAATCTTTATATGCTTTCCTTAAAATTTCTCTTCGTTTTTCTATAGCTTTTTTAACAGCATTATCCATTTCTTTTTGACATTCTTTATCCATTGAAAACCCCCTTTTGCTTTATCGCAAACATCGCACATAAGAAAATATATATCACTCAAAACACTATGAAAAAACCATACTATTATCAACAAAAATTTAAACGATCTATTGCTCATGCGCTTTTTTTCCATTTGTTTATTTTGCTAATTATTTCTTCAACAACATGCCTGTCTTCTTTTTTATA